CCATGTATCGTGGAACGGTAATGATAATAGAGGACAATGTTTACAAGCTATTAAACAAGAAACTAAAGTACATTATAAACCATGGTAATATCTAGATCACAAATGAGTAGACAATTAGAACCAGGACTAGGAAAGTCATGGAAAGGTAAATATGCGAAAACGATCCAAGCAACTCATGGTAAAAAAACCAAACCCTATCGCAAAAAGTCTAAGTAATAGACTATTCCAATTTAAAGTGCTACACTCTAAGAAGTTGTACAACCGTTTAAAGGAGAAGTTATACACTCTCAAAGCGGCCGCTACTAAGGATGATTAATATGGCATGTTGGAAAGGCTATAAACAGTTTGGAATGAAAATGAAGGGTGGTAAAAAAGTCCCTAATTGTATTCCTGTGAAAAAAGCAAAAACAGGATTAAGTATTACACCTTCTTATTCTAAAACTGAAGATAGATATACACAAGAAACAAACAAAAGTTTAACTTTTGGTGGTGAAAAAGGAAGCATAACAGTTAATAGACAAAAGTTTGATGTTAAAGAGCATCCAAGTGCAAGTAGTAGAATGGATACTATTTCAGGTACACGACGTATTGATGAAAAACGATCTATTTTTGGAGGTGTAGGTAAAGGTACAGGTGGTAAAAAAAGTTTTAATATTGGAGCTACTTTTTCATTTAAAAAAGGTGGAATAAAAGCTTATACAGGAAAAGCAGTTAAACAACCTACTGAAACAAAAAAAGAATTTAAAATGAGACATGCTTATCATAAACCTTTTATGGAAAAACCACAAAATGCTTATATGGGAAAATTTATCAAGCATGATTCTGTAGGTATTAAATTATCTAATCCTAGTGCTAGAGCTTATTATAAAGATTTATTGAAATAACTGCTAAAATCAGCAATCCTCTAGCTTACAACTAAAATATTAGCTATAATAAATTTGTTAACAAGGAGATTTACCATGGGAATGAAAAATTACCAAAAATCAGGCATTGCACCTAAATCAGGTGGCAAAAAAGAAATGAAGCCTAAGAAAAGCAAAAAGAAGTAAGGTTTATAAATGGCTACATCTGGTACTACATCATTTAATATCACGATTGATGATACTATTGAAGAAGCATATGAAAGATGCGGTGTAAGAACTAATTCTGGATATAACATTAAATCTGCTAGACGTAGCCTAAACCTTTTATTTTCTGAATGGGGAAATCGTGGGATTAATTTATGGAAAGTTAAATCTAATACACAAACCTTAACTAATGGAACTGCAACATATAGTACACCTAGTGATTGTAGTGATGTTTTAGAAGCAGTAGTAACAGTTACTGGAGGAACACAACAAACTTTAAATAAAATTTCAAGATCAGAATATATTGCTATCCCTAATAAAACAGATACAGGAACACCTTCTCAGTATTATGTAAACAGATTATTAAGTCCAACCATAACTTTATATTTAGCTCCAGATACTTCTGCTGTGACTAATATTTTTTATTATTATATTGCAAGAATTGAAGATGCGGGTGCTTATACGAATACAACAGATATGCCATATCGATTTTATCCTTGTATGGTTTCAGGATTAGCTTTTTACTTATCACAAAAAGTTGCACCAGATAGAATCCAAGCATTAAAACTTTTATATGAAGATGAATTGAAACGTGCATTAGATGAAGATGGTCAAAGAACTTCTGTGTACATTACACCTAATATTTATTACCCACAAGGATCTTAATGTCATACGCAAAAGGTAAATACTCACAATCCATATCTGATAGATCAGGACAAGCTTTTCCATATAGAGAAATGGTAAAAGAATGGAATGGTTCGTGGGTCCATATTTCTGAATTTGAGGCTAAACATCCTCAACTAGATCCTAAATACCATAGAGCAGATCCAGTTGCATTATGGAATGCTAGACCTCAAGATTCATCTCCTACTATTGTTGATTTGGATCCTTACTATTGGGATGGACAATTTACATCTAATGGAATGATGCCTAGTATAGATCCATTAACAGAAAATAATAAAAGACAAGTAGGAACAAGATTAGGAAAGGTAACAATTGTAATATCATAATATCATGACATACGCTGAATTAGTACAAAAAATTAGAGATTATACAGAAGTAGATAGTAATGTTTTAACTGCTACTATTATAGATGGTTTTATTAGAGATTCTGAATTTAGAATATTTAGAGAAGTAGATGCTGATTATGCAAGAGATTATGCAACTTCTACTTTTACTTCTGGTAATCGTTATGTATTATTACCAACAGATACTATTATTATAAGATCTGTAGAAGTGATTGATGGAAGTACAAGGTCATTTTTAGATAAAAGAGACACTAGTTTTATTTCTGAATATAATAGCGGAGGAGCTTCAGGTCTTCCAAAATATTATGCTAATTGGGATGATGACAACATTGTAGTTGCTCCAACTCCTGCTAGTAACTACACTATTCAGTTAAATTATATATCTACACCTCCAGCATTAAGTTCGTCTAATACGCAAACTGAGCTTTCAAAACAAGCTCCAGAACTTTTATTATATGCTTGTTTAGTAGAAGCCTATGGTTATTTAAAAGGACCAGCAGATATGTACAACCTCTATCAAAATAGGTATAATGAAGCAATACAATCTTATGCTTTAGAACAAATGGGCAGAAGACGTAGAGATGAGTATACGGATGGTGTTCCAAGAATTAAAGTTCCTAGTCCATCACCTAATACTTAAAATTAAAATTTAAGGAGAATTTTTTATGGCAATAGCACAAGCAGTATGTAATTCATTTAAAAAAGAATTATTAGACGGTGTTCATGACTTTGATACAGGTGGGGATACTTTTAAACTAGCATTATATAAATCAACAGCAGTATTAAGTGCAGCAACAACTTCATACACCACAGGTAATGAAGTATCGCCTTCTGGACAATATGCAGCTGGTGGTGGAGTATTACAATCTCAACAAACCTCGGTCGCATCGGGTGTTGCAATAGCAACATTTGCAAACTTGTCTTTTACTGGCGTTACTTTGACAGCTAGAGGTGCTTTAATTTATAACTCAACTGATGCAAGTAAAGCAGTTTGTGTTTTAGATTTTGGTGGAGACAAAACAGCAACAGCAGGAACTTTTACTATTCAGTTCCCAGCATTCACAACAGCTGCAGCGATCTTAAGAATCAGTTAAGGAGTTAACGCATGACTGCGTCTCCTTGGGGATCCAATAAGTGGGGTGAACAAGCCTGGGGAGATAACGGGATAGTTGTATCTATTTCGGATGCTTACGGAGATGGTGCGTGGGGAGAATTTGCTTGGGGTGATGGTAATGCTCTTAACACTATTACCTCACAATTAAATTCTGTTACTGCAACTATCAGTGTACAATCAAACGTAACTGGAGAATCTTTAACTACTACCACTAATACAGTTAGTATTACGGCAGGTGCTTCGGTTAATTTAAGTACCTTAACTATTTTACAAACTTCAATAGGTGATGAATTACCAAAATCAGACGTAAGTGTTACTGCAGATAGTCTAGTTACAACTACCAATGTGGATTCTGTATCCATTACTGCAGATGGAAATGTTAGTGAAAATTTAGTTGGTGAAGTATTACTTAATACAACTACTAATACAGTAAGTATTGAAATAGCTGTTGGACCAATTGTAGTTCAACCTCAAACATTATCATTAAGTCTTGGTAATGAGATTGCTTATACAGATGTTAACATTGCAACTAGTGGTGAAAATTTAACAACAACCACTAATACCGTAAGTATTGATTTAAATACACCTGTAGATTTAACTGGAGAGTTATTAAATACAACTACTAATACAGTATCTATAGCAGCAGATGCAAATACAGGCACTTTAACAGGTCTTCCAATAACCTCTACTGTAGCTTCTGTAGACGCAGTATCTGTGGCAGAGGTAACAGGTCAAGCATTAACAATTACAACAAATACTGTTACAATTACAGCTAATGCGATTGTTATCCCGACAGGTTTAAATATTACTAGTACGACAGGTAATGAGAAGATTGTAACTTGGTCAAAAGTAATACCTGGAGCCAATAATACATGGACAGCAATAAATACTAGTGTCTCAAATACTTGGGTACGCGTTGACACAGCAGCATAACAACTTTAAAATAGGAGATAATTATGGCATCAAGTTATTCTACAGATCTTAAACTAGAACTCATGGTAACGGGTGAAAACTCGGGAACATGGGGTGATAAAACCAATACCAATTTAAATCTTTTACAACAAGCTATTGCTGGATATCAAGAAGTATCTATTGCAGGAGGTGCTCAAACTACTGCTCTAGCTATGACAGATGCAACCATATCTAATGCAAGAAATGCAGTTATAAAATTTACAGGAACGATTACAGGAAATCAAATTGTAACTATTCCAGATTCCATTGAAAAAACATATACTATTATTAATGGAACCAGTGGAGCATTCACAGTTCAATTTAAAACAGTATCAGGAACTGGTTTTACTTTTGCAGCAGCAGATAAAGGTACAAGACTTGCTTATGCCGATGGAACCAATGTAGTAGATGTAAATGCTGCTTTTACTACTATTAGTCAATTTACATTACCAGCAGCAGACGGTACTAGTGGACAAGCTATTGTTACCAATGGTTCTGGTACTTTGAGCTTTGCTCAAGCAGGAATTTCAACAGGAAAAGCTATTGCAATGGCAATCGTTTTTGGATAAAATATAACAGGAGATTAAAATATGGCAAATCCAAATATAGTAAACGTCACATCGATTTATGGTAAAACGGTTCAGGCCGCACTTACCACAACTCTTACTACAGAAATATTATTATGTGCATCAGACAAAGTTTTAAAAATTAATACCATATTAATTGCAAACATTGATGGCACTAACGCAGCAGACGCTTCCGTATTTATTACTAAATCAGGTGGATCACCAATTGCACTTGCAAATACTATTTCAGTACCAGCAGATGCAACATTAAATTTAATTGATAAAAATTCATCATTCTATTTAGAAGAAGGTGATAACATCGAAGCTGGCGCAAGCGCAGACAACGATTTAACTATTACCATTTCTTACGAAGAAATAGACGACGCATAAGGGGGATAACCAGCTATGGCAAATGGCGGAATTATCGGACCAGTCAATCAAAGCAGTTTTGGTAAGTGCAAAGTTACGACTAAAACAGCAAGTTGCTGTTCATTTTCATTACAACCAGGTACACGTGTAATTAAAACTGCTATCGTTGCAGGAGGTGGTGGAGGTGGATCACGTGCTGGAGGAGGTGGTGGAGCAGGAGGACTTTTAAATAGAGAAGTTAATGCACAAGGAAGTATTTCATTAACAGTAGGGGGTGGTGGAGCTGGTGGAACAGTACCATTAAATAATGCTGGTACATCAGGAACAAATTCACCTCTTACCGCTTGCGGAACAACTTACACTGCAGTAGGTGGAGGTGGTGGAGCTACTTGTGGTGGAAACGGTACACCAGGTGGTTCTGGAGGAGGAGCTGGATCAGCTCCTGGAAGTTCTAATACAGGAGGAACTGGAACAGCTTGTCAAGGTAATGATGGAGGTAATAGACCAGGTGGTTCAAGTGTTTATGGTGGTGGCGGTGGTGGAGCAGGAGCTGTAGGAAGCACTGGAGGTCCAACAGGACC